TTTTTGAACTGTTTTGTAGATATTGCTGATTTAATCTTCGGATAACACGCCTTAAACGTCAGGAGTATGGTCTTAAACGAATAGTTCGAATGTTTTTTCGCGCTGTTATTCGCCATAACTTGCCCATATCTCAATCCCTTGAGACGTAGAACCATCTGCTTTGTCAATCCCTCATTGACGAAATCCATTATCTTACATCTAACATACTCCTCCAACTCATCCCAATCATCACGTTCCTCTTGTGTCATCGGAGGGTATTTCCTACTAGACATAATTGCCCCCATTCATATGATAAAAACCACATGACAACCTATACTCGCATATAGACTGTCATGCAATCTATTTGTTGTATTATAAGAAAGGTAACTTGGGATGTCAACTGAGCAATCATCCCAAGTTACCATGTCCATTATTTCTCCTGTGTCATTGCCAGAATCGAACGAGCAAACTCAATGTCATCAATCTCTCGCGGGTTGCTGTATCCACCCTTCTTGATTGCAGCGAGGACCGGCTTGACGTTATCGATGTTTGACTTGTTATCAGAGAAGAACTTCACGATGTCGCTCACTACCGAGTCAAGCTCCTTCTTGTGCTTGGCCCTCTTCTCGTTCTCTTCGATTCGCTGCTCCATCGCCTTGTCGTGCTTCTCCTGCTGCTTCTTCGCCTCGTCAAGCGACATCCCGGACTTTGACTGCTCCGCCTTGATTGCGTCCTCGATTGCCTTGATGAACTGGTCTGCATCGCAGTCAATCTCAGGAACGATGTTTGCGAACCGGCTCTTGCAGTCAACCACTGCGCCGTCATCACGGAACCGGACCTTGCGGGTCTCACCGATGACGTGGCTCACGGTCTCGTCCTTGTTGGTGCCGAACACCTTCCTACCCGTTTTCTCTGCCGCAAGCTCTCGGTCGATGTAGAGAAGGCCAAGCACGTGGATGTTCTTCTTGACCGCATTGAAGTAGTTCTGCTGCTGGTCGGATGTGAGAATCTGATAGGACTTGCCGGTGAACACATCGTCCACCTGCTTATTCTTGACGTGACCGATGATGATTGTCGCAACGCCTACGCGACGCAGACGGTTCATCACGTCAAGAATCATCTCGATTGCCTTCTTCTCTCCGCGACCATAGCCAGAGTAGCACCCGTTGATTGTCTTGGCAACCTTCTCTGGATGCCCAGCCATGCGACACTCCTTGTTCCACATCTCGATTACGCGAGACTCGGCGATGTTAATTAGCTGGTCCAGCGTGTCCCATACCACAGCACGAAGCTTTGGGTATTCAGATTTGTTCTCAATGATGTCCTCGCAGACGTCATAGAACCCCGCCGCGTTGTCAAGTTCGTCGTACTCGTCCATCGTCCACTCTGGACAGTTGATGTAGTTGATGTTGGAAATTGCGTCAGCGCCACGCTCCATGCCAATCTCTAGGAACAGTGCCGCATCCGGGTCTCCCGTGTACTTCGTGACCACGTTGTTGATTAGCGACGTCTTGCCGCTGCCACTCTCTCCAAGTAGCATGATGTTGTAACTCAGAATGTCCAAGTTAACGTTGTTGCGCTTGCCAAACTTGCCCATATTATTATACCTCCGGCATTCGCTGTCTTTGACTTAATATTTCTACATCCATATATAACCAATCTATTTTGTATAGTGGGAGGGGATTTCTCCCCTCCGTATAATATATAGCATCAATTATCTGTTACATGTTCTTAAGCCAGTCAGGAATGTCATCCTCACCAGTATTGCCATCCCCTGCGCTCTCGCCACTCTCAAAAGGGATGTCATCGTCGGCTACGTCCTGCTGTCCAATCTCTGCATATGCCCAGCTGACATCAATGTCCTCCTCAGAATACGTGTCATCATAAATCTGAGCGTTACCACCACGAGGAACATAAGGGCGAATAAGAATTGCAAGCTCCGTCCTCGGGCCATTTGCCGCACACTGCGTCATTGCCTCTTCCTTTGTGTACATTCCAAGTTCGACAAGCTGCTTCACATCGTCTGGAACGTCATCCCATGTGACATTGACAGTGGCACCAGCAGACACGAACTCTCCCTCAAATGTCACGTGCTTCAGATAACCCTTCTTCTTGGGCTTAAACAGCACGCTATAAATCTTCTTGCAAATGTCCGGCTTGCTCAGGTCAAATCTGAAGTCAAACTTGTAATGATAAGGCCACTGACCACGAATCTCATGACCGTTAATCTCCTTGACATAATCAAGCACCACACCATCAACGAGCATAAGGCCGGTATCCTTGTCCGTATCACTCAGATTCGTACCGTCCTTGTCAATGAGCACGGTCTGGACGAATGATGCCTCAAAATCAGAGGGGTCTGTCACATCACTTAGATATACGCCGGTAATAGTTCGACGCATACGAGTAACACCCTGATACTCGTTATAGGTAATGTTGCCAGTTACAGTCACGACATCATCATTAGATAGGTGCTCCTTGATATATTCGATGGCATCATACGGGCTTAGGAAGCTCTCGATATGAAGTCTGCCGCTTACCTCTCGCTCAAGACCAACACGAATAAGATACGTATTGCCAACGGTCTTAATGATGTCCTTGTTCTTTCTATCTTCCCAATCAACCTCAAACCTGTTATTGAAATCTGTGATTCCGCCCTCACCGACTCCGCATACGCGAATGGACATCGGACGCTCAGGAGAATAACCACCCATCATATCGGCATAACAGGTTCCATGCTTCTCTCCACAGTCAATAGCTAGGTTCATGGAGCTATATACATATGACGAACGTTTGCTCTGCTCGTCAATCTTGAAGGTGAAATCCGTAATCTTTGGGTGACCCACCAGACGGAATCGACTAGTCCAATGAGTCCTCTGAATGTTGTGTACCATGTTTGGCATCTTACATCCTCCTTAGCTTTTTATACGTTTTTTGTTGTCTGACAACTCAGATGATTATACATCATTGTCGTTTATGAATCAAATGAACACAAAATTGACCACACAATCTACACAAGATAATAATCTGCAACATAATCAACAAGTTCATCCATGCTATCGCAGATTCTTAGACAGCACATATCAATCCAAGGGTGAATTGGGGCATCATTAGTGTGAAGCGCTACAATTGGAATGCCATTATCGTGAGCAATAGCAATCTCCATACATGTCCCAACGCTGTCTTGCTTATCAATATTCGCAATGATTACATCCGACTTCTTTAGATTATAAATATCATAATAAAACGGTTCTCGCTCTGTTTTATGAGTCTTAACTTCTAGGTTATACGCTTTAACCGGATTAAATACTAGAATGCGTTCGCCTTCGCGTCTATCATTGATTCCATTTGTAAACTCGTCGCGCCACTCGGTTTGCTCCTTAAAGCTTAGGCCGGTCATTCCTCCTGCCAGATACATTCTAATAATCGCAATCATCCCCCTGTTGTGTCTTCCATGCGCCAATGCAATTGTGAATAAGCGCAGAAATCGTCATAGGCCCAATGCCTCCGGGAACTGGCGTAATTGCACCTGCAACTTCACATACGTCATCAAAGTCAACATCACCACAAAGTTTATTGTTCTCATCTTTATTAATGCCAACATCAACAACAACGGCACCGTCCTTTACATAGTCTCTTGTAAAGAACTTGGGCTTGCCAATAGCACATATCAGAATGTCGGCAGACTTACAAACCTCTTTAAGATTTTTTGTATGCGAATGACAAAGTGTAACGGTCGCATTCTTCTGTGTCAACATTGTTGCCAATGGCGAACCAACCATATTGCTTCTTCCGACAACAACACAATTTGCTCCGTCAACATCGATGTCGTACAAAGAGATAAGACCAATCACCCCCATAGGAGTACATGGCTTAAGCCCGCCGTTGTCTCCCATTGCGAGAAGCCCTTGGTTGATAATTGTAAGTCCATCGATGTCTTTGGTCGGAACAATGCAGTCAATGAGGTAATCAACATCAAGATGCTCTGGAAGGGGCATTTGCAGGAAGATACCATTGACAGCATCGTCGCAATTTAATTTCTTAATCAGTTTGGCCACATCTCTTTCTTGCGCGCCATAATCAAAATGGTGAACCACCATATTAATCCCCACATAATCACATGCCTTCTGCTTGTTTTTGATATATGTGTTTGATGCCGCCTCATTGCCAATTTGAATAACATCAAGCCTGATTTTGTGTACAAGATTATTCTCTTCAATCCACTTCTTTGCCGCATCCTTGAATGCCTCAGACACCATTTTACCATCAAGAAGCCTCATTGCCATCCTCGCTTTCGCTTATGTCAACCACGACACCATCAAACACGTTGCCGACAACCTCAACATCCTCGCCATGCTCATCAGTGAGGATATAATATACATCGTTGTTATAATCGAAAATACAATAAGCTCCAATTTGCTGACTGTATGCGACGATTCCATCTTTGACCTTCGATGTCGCACAGATATCACCCTCGAAAATCCTAGTTCCGTTTTTGTCGTCCACGCCGGTCTCACTGTGAACCACATATGGGGCTTCGTCCCATATCGTCTTGACTTTATATCTGTTAAACGCCTTCTTCTCAAGGACAGCAAGTGCTCCATCTGGCATAACAATCATGTCATTGCGCCATTGCTGTTGGTCCTTGTCATAGATTCTATACACACCATCACCTCCCTTTAGTCCTTAATCTTCAGGAGATATTCGCGGCTTACATTCTTCGCCGAAATTTTCCCGTCAAGACTACGATATACGAATCCCTCACGACGATACTTGGGGCTGATTACGCTCTTTCCGTCCGCCATTAGCTTAAGCTTCTCAAAATCATCCTTGTCTGGCATGATGAAATTATCGTCAATGATGGGTACGAACGGGATTCCATACCAAGAAAGAATCTTATTTGCCTCAAGAGAACCCAGACGCTCGCCATCGAAGATTAGATTGAATGCAGCAAAGTCACGACCCTTGATATGAAGCGGGTTGCCCTGAACAGATGTTCCATATGTCTCACCCTGAAGAACAACGCGCTTAACATTATGCTTCTTTGCAATTTTCTCTAGAACATTTTGAATGTCATACTTAAAAGCCATCTCCCAATAGACATTGCCAACACCGGCGTCCTTGTCAGTATGATAGCTAACTTGGTCTGGCGTCATCTGCCGAACGTTGCGAGAGCAGACGCCAAAGTCATGCTTGCGTTTCGTACAGTCTAGGAAGAACGTCGTGGACGTGCCATCAATCTTCTCAGTCACCACAAATGGGTCTTTAATATCTAGAAGCCAAGGCATATTTTCACAATTATGCACAAGAATATTATTAGCAAAGAAATTATGATTATCAGCTACTTCAATATCATAAACTGACCTATCTGTTTTCTTACCCATAAACTGCTTAATATTTGTAATTTTCACAGGGATAAGACGCTCTTTTCTAGTAAATGAAATATTTTCAAGCAAACATGGCAGATTTTCATATTTTACAAGTGTTTTATATTTCATAGACTTAGGAATATAATCTTTAATTAGGTTAAGAAACACCTCTGTACCTTTGGCCGTAATATAAATAGTCCAATATTTATTCTTCTCAAACCTCAGATTGGATTCAACACCAAATCTATTTTGAAGCATTTCGATAAGAATCTCATTTTCTTCCTTTGAAAATCCACACGTAGATATTTGAATCGCAGGACGATTTCTATCGTCTTTATTTCTGTTCCTAATCGTTCCATCATCTAGATACCAAAGAGCAAGAGATACTGGTGTCAACTTATCTGCCATAGCTTTTGTGACAGTCTTCTTACCATTGATATAACAATCTGCAAGCACATGGTTTGCAATGTTACTATCTGAAATAAGGCGTCCAATATATACTGCATTATCGCAGTATCCACTTTTACTCTTATAGATTGCGAAGTTTTCAGCACCAAACATCTGCTGCTTTAGCCTTAGATAACTAAGTTGTTTTTCACCCTGAGTTGTACTAATCATGACATTCTGCGACCGAGACCTTTTGTCGTTTATAATCGAAGAATCACCAAGAAGCATGCCATAAACAATTGGAATCACATTATTGTCATAACAAACAACCGGCATTTTAAGTGTGTCACCTACATGTAAATCTTTTGCTTCAATATATCTACCATTTGCAAAAAGCTTATGGTCAGTAGTACAAACAATACGATTTTTCCTAAATACATTAGGACGATAAGGATATTCAATTTCTAAAAGCTCTTCGTTGTTTGGATACTTTTGATAAGAAGTAATTGGTTTGTATTCAATTTTTCCTGTATAAAAATTATACGATTTAATTTTTACATCAAGTTTCTTATTTACAATATCGGCAATTCTAAAGATACCCTTGTCTGTTTGAATCTTTGTATTGCCAATTAAGCACCTGTCCTCGTCGGTCTTCTTAATCCATGCGGGGAACTTGAACTTTCTCTCGTCAATGTGCCTACCCAAGAACACGAACAGAAGCCTCTTGCCCCACATGCGCCTCATTAGCCATCTAAACCACCTCTTCTTTGCAAGCTTTGGATGCTTTGCCGCCATTCGGTTGTATTTTTCATTGGGGTTTCCGTTCTTGGCCTTGCGGTCATTGTCCTCTTTTACGTAGTAAGTAACACCAAGTTTCTTGGTTACATCAGTTCCAATATCATACTTGCTTAGTTCTGGGAATTCATTTAGTGGCAGAAGCAGACCTTGAGAAATAACCTTACACATCTTCTGTGTTTTAACCTTATATTTGCGAGGCTCCATAAATGAGAAACGTTCGTCATCCTTATTAACTAAAGAGTCTACCTCAAAATAAACAGCCTTATCTCCGACATGCAGTTCATCCTTGCGAACTACACACCACCACCCATTGACCCTTGCATATTCTACACGGTCATATCCTTCTAGTGGTTTGATTTCATCAACTGTTACTAGATACGCAAGCGCCCTTTCCCCTTTTGCGTTTAACATTTAAATCCCTTTCTAATCCACGCTCAAGATATAATTGTGTTTCCTCTTCTTCTGTTGCATATCGCCATACTAATGGCTTATTTGTATATGGTTCTTTACCACAATAAGACCTTTTGTTATTACATACATCTGATATGTAACTTGGAGATGATATATTATAATATTCACCGGCTTCTTTATGTGATAAAAATATTTTATTCGTTGTTATACAATAAATAGGCTTAGATAAAAATGGTTTTTGTACTTTGTTTATTTCAGATAATTTCTTTTTTATTTCGTCTGTATGTGTTTTCCCATACATCGGATTATTTTTACCGGCAAGTCTTCCTTTATTAGCTTTTGATATTTTCCTTCTTGTTTCTTCTGAAACAGGCATACCATAACGACCATTCTTTTCTCCACTATGAGCAATACTAAATATCTTCCGTGTTTCATCAGACATAATTTTATGGTCATACCCGCCGCCATCTATGTTATAACCGCATTCTTTTGATGTAGTATTATATTGATTAATCCAATATTTTTCTTTTTCACTAGCTTCTTCTGGTGAATATACTATATCTAATATTTCATGCTCAAAATTATCCCAACCATACTTTTGTATTGCTGGATAAAATTTTCTACATCCTTTATACCCTTTACCATTTGCCCATCTATCTTCTGGCCTTTGAGATGTAACGCCAACATAAGACTTTCCATTAATTTTATTTATATGTCTATATATTGTATATTTTATTTCATCCATAACACTTCCCTTAACAATTTAATATTGTTATAATCTTTACTCCGTTTCGTTAATGCTCTTCAGAACCTTGAGAGACTTCTCAATTGCTTCAACCACATAGTCTGCATTCTGCTTAGTAAAATCATCATCAATCGTAATCCTAATGCACCTTGAAGCCTCATCATCTGTCAGACCGATTGCCTTGAGAACATGTGACGGCTCAACGGAATGAGAGTTACAGGCTGAACCGGTGCCAATCTGAATGTCATCTACATCAAGAGAATATAGCAGCGTCTCTCCATTGATATCATATGGCAGCATAATATTGACGTTGTTCGGAAGCCTATGCTCCCACACCTGACCATTGAGCTTACAGTCAATCTTGCGAAGTTGTTCAATGAGATAATCTCTAATGGCATATTTTGGACTGCTGTCCCAATTATGAATCTTTGTAAGCTCTACTGCCCTTGCCATTCCAACAATGCCAGCAACATTCTCAGTTCCGCCGCGCATACCATTCATCTGACTGCCATATACTAGCGGATTAATCTTAATACCATCTTGGACATATAGGATGCCAACACCCTTGCATCCGCCAATCTTATGGGCAGAAGCAGACATCATATCAAAGCCATCAAGCTGCGCATGTACATTAATCTGCCCGAATGCCTGAACTGCATCGGTATGAAGCACGCAACCATACTTGTGAACCATATCGGAAATAGCCCAAATCTCTTGAATCGTACCAATCTCATTGTTGGCATATTGAATTGACACCAGAATGTCATCTGGGTCCGTTCCGTTTTCAACAAGCTCTTTGATGATATCTTCAAGCTCATCGATATCTACAAGGCCATAACTATCAACATTGAGAAAATACGTTGCTGCAATTGGCAGGTTCTTAACACATTCCATAATTGACTTGTGCTCAATATTCGTCGTGATGACAACTGGAACACGATGCTTTGCAAGTCTGTTATTTGCAAATCCCTGAATTGCCCAACAGTTAGACTCGCTGCCGCCAGAGGTAAAGTAAATCTCGCTTGGTTTTGCATGAATAAAATCGGCAATGGTCTTTCGTGCGTTGTCAATGGCAATCTTCGCATATGTTGCATCTGAATACAGAGAAGATGGGTTATGCCACTTATCCTGCAACCATGGCAGCATTGCATCTATTACCTCTTGCTTGACGGGCGTCGTGCTTGCATTGTCAAGATACATCTATATGCCTCCTTAACATATGACATCAATAGTTGCATTTGTTCTTATATTCAAAATACTCAGACAACATCATTACTTTTGCATACTCCTCAAATCCATAGCAACGCTTCTTGTCATTATAGCATTGAGCCGCATGACAGAGGGCAATTGCAAGCACATCATAGCACTCATCGATATCCTCTTCCATGCAGTCAACAATCATATAAATTAAGTCATGATGTTTCTCAACTAGCTCACGCTCCTCACTCGTAAGCCTTCGTTCCTTCGCTATCACATAAATCTCCTCACTTCATATCTAATCCTTTACTGAAGCTCCAAATAAGACAGACCGTCATTGTCAGTGTAATATATTTTATTGATACCCATGTCACGAATTGCATTCATGCATGCAGGGCAAGGCTTAGACAATCCATATCCGAATCTCTTGCCCTTGCAGATACGATACACGTAAATCTTAGCCTTTGACCAATCGACATCTCGTCCAACAGTATAAGGTACGGAATTCAAACATGCAATCTCGGCATGAACACTGTGGCGAATGAAGTCCCCCGTCTTATAGTTATTAAACATACGATACTTAATATCATACTCTTGTTGCATTGGGTGAGTCTTGGTTGAGTTATGACCGCGACCGATGATGTGTCCTTTATAGGCAATCACCGCACCGACATGAAACCTATCAAATGTGCTCTTGGTTGCCTCAATATATGCTTGCTTGAACATCTTCTTGTCAAAGCTCGTGATGGTCATAACTCAAACCAAAACCTTTCTATGCTAAATGCTCACATACTTGTCCTTGAACGGGTCATAGTTTTCAACCTCAAAGACATTATAGCTCTTCTTGCACCACTTCACGAAGTCTTCATACTCATCCTCAAACCCGGCCTCATAGCTCATCCAATACTTATATGAAACATGAGGGAACTTTCTTTCGATATGCTTATCGCTTTTGACGTCGCCAATCTTTCCACACGATACGCAATAGCTCGCAAGATAGAATGACTTAGGCTCCTTTGGGTCAACGATTACGCAATTCCTATACTGATGCTTGTGGTCTGACTTCTGGGTCTTGCGCCTCTCGCGCTTGCGACGATATGGAACGTCTGACTCGTCATCATAATCAGCATACTTCATGTCTAGGTAATCTTGCTTCAGGTCTGTAGGCATTTTGTTTCCTTTTGTTAGAACTGATAATACTATGCCTTGTTAATAAGGCGGTGACGGTTTTCTATCCACTCCACCGACAAGGGCTACCGATAATAAAATACCGCCCGACAATGCGTAGCTCCATTGTCTAACCTGTATCGTACTGGGAACAGGCTTAATCCCAATTGAATGGGGGTATGTGCCTATGTCGTGAGTGACATAAGTTTTATGCCCCATGAGCGTTAGGATATTGTATCACAATTGTGATGTTTGTCCTGCCGGAATTTTACCGACCCAAGGAATGTTGTTTGTTCCTATCGAACCTCGCGGGGTATTGCTAATATATATTAAGCTGCATATCTCCATTTGTGCCCATACGCTACATGTCCTTTTCCTTTACACACTCTTGAAATGTGATGCGCAATTCCTGTTAACCCGCCATGCCCAAGATTATTTTCATCAATATATTTTGCCGCTTTAGATAACGAGGTAAAATTCATTAATACTCTGTCATCTAGAGATATCATGTCTACAGGCTGTGGTAATGAAGGTTTATGTTTCTTTTTAACAATTTTAACAATACCAAATTCTTCTTCTCTAAACTTTTCTATCTCTTTCTTTGAATATGGCAATCCATATTTTTTACACCATTTTCTAACTGTATTATCGCATACATTATATATGCGACCAATCTCACACATATTTTTATCTGCCAACAGATTATAGATTGCTTCTCTTGGCGGAATATTTCTTGCTTGATAAGTATTATAACAATCTATACATATTCTACTCTGTGTAGATTTTTCTTTCCCGCATATTGGACATAGCGTATTCTCTTTTCTAATTGCTACATATACATCTCCATCTAATTTTATGTCACAACCATTATGATACGCTGTATGGTCTCCAAGCGTTTTAAATACCATCAAATTATTATAAGAATTATTTGTTCGATTCTTATCTTTGTGATGTACCACTTCTCCACGTTTTAATGGTCTTCCAAGCATATCTTCGGCAACCAATGTGTGCTCAGATACCGTTCCGGTATTATTAGCTAAGTGATGTTCTGGCCAATAATATTGATAATATCCGTTGCACATCATTCTTGTTTTACCAGATACCTGTTCCATATTTGTCATTTCGTTTCCAATCTATTAATAATTGCCTATTGTACCCGGTATCCGACTCGAACGGATATTACGCGCTAATCTGGCGCTACAGCTTTATAAGAGCTGGGTCCTACCTATTAGACGAACCGGGTACAACAGGCAATCATATGTTTATTGTATCAATTGTGCTATGTCCCGGATGCGAGACTTGCACTCGCACTGCACTAGGCAACGAACTTTTGAGGTTCGCGGGTCTGCTAACTTCCCCCAATCCGGGTCATAACACAATCAATACTATGCCATCCAAGATGACATATTGTGTTGAACCCAACAGGCTATCTGACGAGATGAAGGACGATATGTTCAACACAATACACCATCTCAAATAAAACACATAGCGAATACAATCCAAGATGACATACCACGGGGCGCACTGCCTTTATGCTACACTCCTTCTACGATACAAAGCTACAGACGCCTCAATCTAGAATTTGTGGTAGGGATTCGAACCCTACACCTGTTAGGCATAACGTTCAGGCTTACTGCATCATCATATAGTCTATACCCATTATCATGTAAACCATGCCCCTCGTGATATATCATCTCAAGACATTCATAATTCCTACATAATTCAAAACCAATAAAAACAAAAACACTTGTTACAAACCAGCCTTGTGGTTTATCCAATGCCGTATACCGTTAAGCAAAACCGTACCCAAGGATTTTATAAACCTTTGACACTTGACCTTTGTTATTTTAACTTATGAGCAAGAAAAGCTTTGAACATTGAACTTATGAACAATGAACTTCTGACCTTTAAGCTTTACAGCCAAGTCAAATTAACATATTAATCAACACATCTCGCAGATATGTCGATAGTCCTCATGGTTACCTTTCATGGGTAAGTGGAGCCTTTTGATTTTGTTTTACATCTCGCAAAAGGCGAAACCAAGATGAACGGTAGTTTAAGATTTTCGGCTTGCAACAAGTCATATATGAATAGTTGTTTGTTAGTATAGCAGCCCCATTGTTGATAGTGTTATGCTGTCGAACATCCTTTCTTTGGTGGCAACGTGGCTAGACCAACTAATTACACAACTATTGTCAACGAATATTAATACTCAATATCAATCGTGGTGACGGCGTTGCTAACTGAGAGCGCTGCGTCCACCTCCGTCTCGAACTCAGCAATCTTATTCTGAATGTCCTCGATACACTTCTCGACGTTGAGCGGGTCAATCATAATGAACTCATTGTTGGCAATAAACGCATCATGTAGCGCCTGAACCTGCTTCGCGTCAGTCTTGTCTGCCGAGCCACCCTGAGACCCAAGGATGTTCATCACATACTGATTGGCCTTCTCCTCAAGAGCCTCACCACTATTGCAATTGAACTTGTACGTTGCGTCTCGATACTGGCGAATCAGCGTGTTGAGCATACACTTCATACCGTTCATGCCATTGTTCTTCATGTCGATTGCCTCTGCAACGGTATACTCCCTATCGCCAATTGTTACCTTTGTGGTCGCGTTTGACATAACCACGGCACGCTTCAGAGCATTGCGCCTGTTGATTAGGTCGTTCGCCTTCTGATAGCACGACTTGATTGATTCCTTATATGCATCAACAGACACACCGTCAATCTTCTTCGTCCCGTTCTTCACGGAATCGATAAATTCGACGTTGTTGATTGCGTTTAGAATCCTGTCGCCAATAATCTTAAGCTCTGCAAGCGCCTTGTGAACCGTCATAGTCTCGTGCGTCATGTTCTTACTCCTTAATCTTTTAGCTTTGATAAAAGAAAACTATCGGCTGTTTCCTCTTCGTCGCCCTTATGCGCAATCGGGCCTCGTCAGACAGAAACCAAGAGAGAGGTTCGAACTCTCACGGCCATCGGCCACACTTCCGGTGTGCGTCTTCCACGGTTCCGCCATCTTGATATCGTTTCTAATCTGACACTGTTGTCGGCCTATTGGTTTACCTATTCATTCACCGGCTGTCGTATAGACCAACAAAACACCTTACTGGACATTTAACCGAACATGTATAAAGTCGGCACCAATAGTTTCCTCATGAAGGACAGTTGATTATAGAAGAACGACTGCGTTCTCGGGTTCATCAAGGATATGAAGCGCTGCGCCTATAGCTTCGTCGGCAAGGTCACGTCTGACGTCTATCGAACACGGCTGATAGATAGCTATATAAGAATATCAACTGCCCTTCGTGAGGAAACTTGCAAAATATTCTGTTTTCAAGGTACGCATGTATTATAGCATATAACCTTGTTTGCTTTGATGACAAATGACATCTTCATAATTCCTACACATCTACGAATCAAACCAGATAATGATACGAACTTCTCCGGGCTTCGGATAATATATGCCATATGCATCAAGAAGCATGTCTATCTTGTCAATATATGGTCTAACGACGTTCCATGCATCATCTATCTCATAAGAACCATGTTCCTCATCATACTCTTCTTCTACCACATACGCGCCATTTGTTTGTGCATATAGACTGAGTTCGCAATAATCATACCATGTCGCATCGTGATAATCACAGCCTTCATACAGTTGTCGTGTCTCTTCGCTTGCATCATCTGGAATGCCACGTGGATATACGAAAGGCTCGACACAGCTCCTAACACCAGCAAGTCTACCGAAAAGCTCATAGTCCCTATTGTCGAATACCATATACGCTTCGTCAAAACTGCCATCGTCCTTCTGGTAGTATAGAGCCTTGCGCACCCACTTCTTGTGCTCCTTGTCGAACACTTCGATGTTGGTATGAATGTCAGCGCCTATAGGTCATCACCTTCGTTCGAATCATCAATCAACGTTACGAGTTTATTATATCCCATATGATACGGTTTTAGACAGCACAATGTTCTCTTCATATTTCCTACATATCATGCGTATACAAAGTTATAATTAACACGTTGTCAATGTTAAATCCAGTCTATTCCGATGTTGATGCTATCGAACGCATCGTCCATGTCATCGTTCGTGATTCCTATGTAGTTAAGCGTTGTCAAGCTGCTAGAGTGATTCAGAATCTTCTGAAGAACCACAAGTGCCTTGCTCTTGTCTTGAGCATTGTCATACAGCCTACGACAAAAAGACTTACGAAGCGAGTGAGTACCGATGTTCTGCTTGATTCCAGCCTCCTTTGCGGTTCCCTTTATTACTCGGCGCATTGTCTCTACGGAAATAGCATCGTCACCCTGTCTTGACACAAACACATAGTCATTTATGTTTTGAATCGGATACATCCCAATGTACCATTGAATCACCCTTTTGACTGCATCATTAAACTTAAGGTGAACATACTTGTTGTGCTTGCTCGTCTTCTTGGGACGGAGGCTGTATTCATCTCTAAAACGCATGGTTCCATTATCGGTCTGCTCAAAGAAGAAGTCCCACGTAAGCAGTCTCAGGTCACTTGCTCGCACTCCGACGTTGACACCAATAATAAACAACATCTTGTTTCGGCATGCCAACATTTTTGGTGTTCCGCCAATCGCCCCATTGATATGTCTGTCGAACACGTCAATCATTGCCTTGATTTCATCGTCGGTCTTGAATGCAAATACCTCTACGCTCTTTCCTGCCTTGTTGTCATATTTGCCATTGTCGGTCTTCGTGTTGTTACCCATCGGCTTGCGCGTGGTGAAATCATACATAATTGCATTGTGCCGATAGTTGTTATAGTCAAATGCTGTGTTAATCATTTCAAATTCCTCCATGTCATATCTCGTTACTGTCTCTATACTAACATGGCGTCATGTTGATTGCAAGTGGTTAGCATAAGATATTTTTCTGCACATCTTCTACACAAAAGAAAGGTGGTATCCATACGGACACCACCATCATATTACTTGTCATCAATGTGCGCTCCAAGGTGACAACAATACTCGGCAAACTTCATCTCTCGTTCGAACTTCTTCCAATCCGGGTTTGGTCTACTAATATATCGTAGCGCATTTGAGGCATACTCTCGCACAAGTCTGACAATCATCTTTGCATCATCTTCCTTGTTCAAACCGTCCATATTAATTCACCTCGGGAGGCTTGGGATATGGCATCCAATACTTGACGTCTACGTTCTCATAGAAGTTATCCTTCTCATCGAGATGGAACTTCCCGTACTTGTCAACATATGCGCTCGTGGTTCGCATGTTCTTCTTATGTGCAAATGGATTCCTATACTTCATTGGCAGGTCATATGTGAACGCCACGATTACCTTGCTGTATTCATCAGGTCTTCGGTCGTTGATGTCCGTCCAGCTATTCATTTTCCTTCTCCTTACGTCTGTCTTCCTTCTCCTTGATTTCTCTATAATATCTTCCAATTGCCGCTTCAATATCGTTGAACAGCGTGAACTCTGGGTTGTCACATCCTTCCATATTTGCGAATGCCCACCAATGTACATCATCAATAGTCAGAGGGCTTGGGTAAATCAGGTCTGCAAGACGATTCCAACACTTACGGTCAGTGGTATGCTCCCACTCCATATCGATTGCCGCTGTAATGTTATACTTGTCAAACTCAAAGTTCTTCTGTGCCATCTTTCTGATGAAATCGGCAACCTCTATGCGCTTCGAATCATTGATTACATATGTATCCATACTACTCCTAAATATTAATCTCATTCATGCTGCTTCTAAATGCCATCAGCCCAAGCAATGATACACTTCTTCCAATCAAGAGATTCCACCCAAGCTTCGGCAACGTTTTTCCAATAGTCATCATCGTGCTTATTATACTCGTCTTCTCCGATGTCATCAAAGATGCCATCAAGATATTCATCGATTAGGTCTTCTTCATCATATGACAGAATATATATACGCCCAACGCCATCGTCATGCCAAATTTCATCGATACCGATATCTCTGATTTCTTGAAGCGTGTACGAATACTCATCATCATAAAGCTCATCGTTGTGTACGAACACATAGAAAGGAAGATTGCTATTATCCCTGATAAGAGAAAGAATCTTTTCTGTGGAAACCTTGCTCATGTTACCTCCAATTCGTACTAATCGAACCATCGGGATGAATGATAATGTTCGAATAGCCGTCACACCTCTGGTCTCTTTCCAATAATGAATGCACCACAGTTAGGACAATAGTTGGGATATCTCTCCTCACCGTCTACGTAATAGTTCGGCTCTTCCCACACATCGTCTCTATCCCACTCTTCGGTATACAGCACGAGTTCGCATCCGCATTCAGAGCATACGAAAAATTGCTCCGGGTCATCGCTTACATTCTGACAAGTTCTGTCCTTGCTATAGAGGGAACGACCAATCATGGCCTTCCCTGTGTCAGAGCACACGCGACCCACCATGTCGCCGTTGGAATAGTATATGTTATACATTCCGTCAATGCACTTAACTTCTACGACATTCATATGCCCTCCTTAAACTAATTGTTATCTGTTGCATTCACATTTGAACCGACGATGGGCTGAGAACCCTCTGGAACAACTACGAGATTGCCACTCTTGCCAATCTCCTTTAGGGCATCGATATATCGCTGCTGCAAGACCTCGGGAGTAAGGGACTGAGTGAGAATTGCATTGCTGTCTGCCTCGCCCTGAGCCTCAATCTTCTTCGTCTCTGCCTCTACCTTCGCAGTCTCCTGCCTGTTCTGAGCCTCCTGCTGCGCCACCTGTGCGCTCTGAGCCTTTGCGTATGCGTCGGTAATTGACTGGTCGTATCGCACATCCTGAACCTGCACGGACTCAACGATTACACCGCTGTCTGCCCACCTGTCAGACAGAGTGTCTTGAATCGCCTTTGCAAACTCGTCTCGGTTGGTCAGAAGCTCAAGGGTTGTGAAATTTCCTGCTGAATCACGAACGGTCTGGCGAACGTCATTTGAAACATAGCTGGAAACATACGCCTCCTGAGTGCCGTACTCCGCATATAGCTGCTCTACCATATCAGGGTTAATCGAATAAATTACCTGAACGTCAACATCCGCCTTTGTTCCAGAGGAGTCATTGATTGTGATGGTGGAACCGGAATACGAGCCGTTGTCATATGCATATTCATTGTCACGATAAAGATTGATAAGACGGTTGCGAATGTCCCAAGCGGTCACGTCCTGCCACGGTGCCTTTACATGAAATCCTGCCTCAACAGTATGACCAGCAAGAGAGCCGCCAAAGTTCCTTAGAACGACAGCTTCGCCGATGTCCTGAGCATAGACACAAGACACACCAATAAGAACCGCACCAATTGCAACACCAATCAGACCGGCCTTGGCAGGAAGCTTGTGCTCCTTTGCAAACTCAGAATCCTCCTTATCAAGTTTCTTATTAATGTGATGCATAGCACCCATGATTCCAAGGCCAGAAATCACAGCGACACTACCGGTAATTAGACCAAACATACTATCTCTCCTTCTGCTTAACAACAATACTTAATAATATCAGAATGCATATCATAATTTCCATCATTGTCTGTTGGAGCGCACATCATGTTCACGCGAAGCTTATCTGTATCTAGGTACCGACGAAAATAATCAAGCCTGCCCTTTTGCTTGCTGTCAATCCTCATTGCCTGCCTTGCAAAGTCATCGTCATCGCCGACCCTCATGGGAATACCGCTACGACTGAAAATCCACATATGCTCGTCAACTGGTAAGCCCCAAGAAATAGAGATTCTACGAAGTGCAATGGCAAACCCCTGACGAAGAGAACGAGGACACGGACAATTTGCGCCAAGGTCAACAATATATTGTGGAACACCGAGAGCAAAGTTCATAAGCATGTCATCTGGCATGTCGGCAATCGCATCGTTCCAGTTCTTCTGCTCAAAGGAACATGAGCGGAACCGACAGAACTTATAGGGAATGCAACTTAGAAGATATGGAAGAATCTCGATGCCATTAGTTAGGTTAATCCATACGTCAGCATTGTCTTTCACATTTTCATTGAGACTCTTGGCAATCTCCTGTGCGTCATCAAACACGTTCATCTTGCACTCATCGCTGCCCGGAATGTAGTAGCTGGACATACATTTCTCCAATCAAAACCTATATTTATCCAATGCCAAAGCAACACATGCGACTAACGCACCTAGGCTCGTCAATCTCGAAGTAGCCATCTCTCTCATCATCCCACTTGAACCACTGATAGTGCGACATATCGTTGCAGATGCCCTCGTCATACTCTTCGATGATTGCATAGTCATAGAAATATTCATGCATGTCGGTCTCATTGTTATGGAGGGCGCTGATTGCACGATTCACATCCGAATAGAATCCCCATGTCCTACGAAGTCCAGTGTCGCACAGGCCATCTGCCCAGCCATCGGGGTCCAGCTTCTCTACTACGGTAATAAACCACATGTCGTTTCCAATCTTCTATGAGCCATTGAACATTATATCAGCATTATAATGTTTCTTTATAATATCAATAAAGGGCGCAGCCGTAATGCTGCACATATCACTTTTGGTTTCCCCCAACTTAAAAGTTATGCACCATGCACACCTTCTTCCCCTGCAATTCTTTCCATCTCTAATCGGACACATTAAATCCTCTGCTCTTCTGGCTTGAAAGTCTGTGTTATCCATAGTTTCACCATCTCAACAAACGCATATACCGAAAGTACCATTAGCATAACAAACACAATGGGCAAAAGCAATATGAACATTATGAAGTTTCCAACAGATTTGATTGCACCAACGGCAAGACGCCAAAGCACCTTGCAGACATGCCCGACGTTCTCTATCACTTCTCCGCCTCCAACACCACAGATGCCGTTCCATCCGTGTCCATCATCTGACAGATTCCTCCCTTGTTGCATCCCTTCCACATAAGATATTCCGTTCCGTTGCTATGGTCAACTACAACATACAGACCAAAGTCGATATCTTGAATGTTTGTCTTGTGAACAGAAAACCTATCTTGACCAGTATACAATTGAGAAAATTCAGCAGACTCAGGCCAAGTCGATGGAGGTTCTGAGCATCCGGTCAAACACCCAATGACAATTCCAAGAATAAAACTGAAAACGCAAATCAGAATCCTACGAATCAGCAATTGCTTTTTAGCGTTCATATCCACACCTTCTACTCATCAATCTCGCGTCCACAATTCGGACAAAACCTTGGAATAACTGCATTTCCATCAACCCAGATTGTCGGCTCCATATCTTCGTCCATAAGGTCAAGAGAACATCCGCAATTAGAGCACTTGAACACGTAGCTATCCGTGCTGACGTCTCTGCAAAACTTCCGATTGTTACGATTGCTTCTGCTTCTTCCCATTGGTTCTCCCTAATCCGTATAGATATCTACACCATACGTACTTCCGCAGTATCCGAAACAAAGGTTGCCCCTGTCAACAATAAGCGCAATCTCTGCTAGGCTAAGCTTCTCTGGGTTGGACTTCACAAAATAACTGTTGCGTCCATAGCCGATTTTGTCAAGCTTATATACCAGCTTGTCTGGATTATTTTCAGCGCACTCGGCAATGGACTCGCCCGACTTTGGGCTGATATATCTTCCTTCGTATTCCTTCAGCGCAATCATGTTCTCCTTGTACTTCTCCGAGGAATCCGAACAGAATGCCCAACCATCATAAAACGGAAGGCCATTCTTTGTCTTGTGCTCATGATAAAAACTAAATGCCATACATTCTCCCTACTTGCTCGAACAAATTTTCCGTGTGAAAACAATATACATCAAATCATGTTTTGTTGCTTAGCACAAAGTCATAGCACACAATTTCTACATACAATTATCGACGCTCTCTCAATCGTTCCCATTGAATCCTTTTAGCTCGTCATAGAATTTATTAAACTCCCTACTCATTTCGTCAAGCTTCTCACTCATGACAAGCGCATCATACGCCTTCTTGTGCAACTTGTCATCCAAATTTCCGTCTTGAACACACTTCTCAAGAGCATCGGTCAGCCTTGAAATCGCCCCATCATATGCTCCCCTTGGCCATTTAAGTGCCGCATTGACATCATCAATTGCCTTGTTAAGAACGCACTTTGAATTCTTCTCAGCATCTTTCCTCACAAGAATCACTCCAACTGAGCCATAGTTCCAACTGTATCCGTGCTCAAAGTATAGCTGAACGCCATGAATCAAATCTTCCGACTTGTAATCTCTATAATCTTCGCCAGCTTTGAGTCCACGATAATCATGCAAGTCTGCAACAAACTCAAAACTGTTTAGGTCATCTTCTGATTCAATCCTCCTTTGGTTTTTGTAATAGTAGTTTCCGATTGCCCTCTTGACAACCCATCCATTATATCCCGGTCCAAAGCTGCACACATCGCCAATTGCCGCATCAGTCTTGGATTTTCCGTTCAGGTCATACGGGTATGGCAGTTGATATGTATCCTGCATCCACAGATTGCCCTTGTCATCCATGATGGGCACAGCCCATAGATAACACTGGTCATTGACCGTCCATCCATTTGGACTCATTTTCCACGTTCCAGACTTTACCTTGTATAGCCCACCAAACACAACCTTGTCAATAATCTCCTGCGATGTTGCCATTGCTCCTCCTAATTTTCCGTCTAGAAACCAATGCAAAAGGAGACGCCATTGCGCCTCCTTGGTTCTTATTAGTTATTATCATCGATATGAAGCCATGTCGCAAGTTCCTTCGCACAATCCTCACAAAGGTCAAAGTCTACGTCAATGTTCCTGTGGTCAAACAACCCCTTAAACCACGCATTGCCATGGAAACCGCGTGGAGCATAATACTCCCCAGACAGACGCCCACACTTTGCCTCTTTAAATAACTTCTTCCCACATCTATCACAAGTAATAACGCGCATGGTAACCCCTTAATCACCCGCAAGCATCTTGCTCAGCATATTATAGAACTCGTCACACACACAATCAACAAGATAATTTGCATCGAGATTTTCTGAACACACTTCGTTCACCTTGCTCTTGATGATAGGTCGGCATTCTTCGATGCATTCATCCATGACTTCCTTGAACTTATCAGAATACCGTATATTATAATCTTTCATTTCATTAATTGTCTCTTGTACCTTATCAGCAATCTGCTGCTTATATCCCGGAATCTTTTCTGTAAGCACATCAGAAACAATATCCTTAGCAGTAAGCTCGATGAAATCAGGAACCCAATATTGATGTTTCTGCATCATGTAGTTAACATGCTCACGAACATAGCAGCGCGTCTCAGATTCAATCATGTCTTGAAGCGTCTCATCATCATAATAATCTTCAGTGTCAAACTTAATCTCAGACATGTCTATCCCTCACTGTCTTCATCGTCCTCTATGTCAACTAAAATCTTGTTTTGCCTTGCCAAACTTAAGCACAAATTCTCCATCAATCGAGTAAACCAATGTCGAATCCGTTCTCCTTATATCCACTTCTGATGATATCGAGATACCAATCATCCGGTCTCTGATATGACTTGTGCTTTTGTAGCATGACGTATGTGAACGCGGAAACATCGTTTATATATCCGTTAATAGACGCAGCTACGGAAACATTCACAAGCGCAACATCATAGTATTCTCCACGCTTGTACAGCTTGTCAAGGCTCTTCACGTCATCATCGTCAACTTCAAAGACCAGAACAGGAACGCTCGAACAATCATCCGGCTCAATGTCCTCGTGTATTTTGAACACCAGACGATAGCCGTTAATCCTGCCGGTTGCCACCAGTCTCATGCTCGGGCAAACGTTTTCCCTTATAGACTTGTTCAGCAGTTGTCCATATGCGGCATACAGCACGGCTATTCGTCTCCCAATACGTAATACTCGAACGCACACTTGTTGCAACACGACACAGTTTCCCCGTTTACAAGAACGGCATCATACTTAACTGACTTGTCTGACCCACAGAAATAACATCTGCGATTCTTATTTGACCAATCAATGAGCTTGATTTTCTCTATCTTGTTAGGCTTCATGCTTCTCACTTCTCATAATTGCACACAGAACGTCCATTACATCGTATGTCAAGTCGCTGTCAAGATAGCGGTTGTGCATCTGCATGAACTCATTTGAAACATTTCCATCTACATATCTTTTGATAGCGTTGCTCAGGTCAGCGTCTTTAATGACGCTTCTTGCTATGGCCTCACACTCCTTCTCAATCTCGCACAGTTTTTCCGCACGCTCAACGAACCATGATGGAATCTCGATATCGGAACAGACATGCCCCATGGAATCAAGAACCTTCTCAAGGGTCTTATACGGACACAGCAAAGCTCGATTAGTAAGAACGTCTTGGGATAAGTCATAATAGTACATGTTGTGTCTGTCAAGAACGCTATTGATTTCCCCTGCCAGATTCAAGTCAGACACATTGCCATATCTATCATAGTTCGCATACAGCATTACCTTATATTGGTTGTCAGAATCTACATAGTATGCCACCCTGTCATATCTGCCAGTATGAATCCAGTCTGTCGTTCTAATTACAGTAGCCATTACTAGCCTTTCTGAGCCATTTTAAAGCGCTGAAAATGCTCGTGCCTACAACCTACCAGACCATGTATTATCGTGTCTTAAAACGTCTCACAATCGTTCTGAGTATATATTTGAACCTAAAGCACTCAGATGTTTCTAATCGAGGTTTGACCAAAAGTCATTATTCTCGTCATAACAAACCATGCCGTCAAGATTATAGCCGTCCATGGCATCCCTGAACTCGACCTCGTAGAAGTCAAGGCAGCTGTAATCTACGCCATCGTACAGACCGGCCACATCGTCATGGTCGCAAAGAAAGTCAGATAGGTTGTCATACTTCCTCACGGTTGGGCGGCAAACGGAATCAGGAATCTTTGGATTTGAGACCCCGTTGTAGTCGATGCAATAAAACTTGACGCGAGAATCGTTGTCGCTTGCGAAAATCATATATGTTTTCCCTCTCTAGTTGTCGTGCTTAGAAGCAGAATATCCGGTCATATCGTCAACCTCGTCGGTCTCGAACACTGCCGTTCTGTATCCGTCCATCTGATACTTGCGTTCATAGAAGTTTGCGTTGACCCTAGCACAGTACGTGAACCCAACTCGCTCGTTGGTTGTCTTGTCGTATGCCAGAACCCATACGTTATCATTAGTCATTGTAAAGCTCTCCGTCCTCAAGAAACTCCATGCCCATTCCGCACAGCTCGTCATTCAAATCCTCGTCTGAAATCTCATAGAAATACTCATAGCCCCACTTCTCGTACATGTCATTGATTTCCGAGAACAGCTTGCGGCAAGCATCCTCAAATCTTCCGAGAATATTAGTGTTGTCCTCGACGTCATAATAGTACAGTTCGGTCGAACAGTCCTCCGCAAAATCGATGCTGTCGGCAAGGCTATAGCAGTAATTGTCATAGTCGTGTCGCGGAATCTCAACAAAGGCAATGCCGTTATAGTGAATGTCAGAATACTCGTCGCTCCACTTGCGAAGAATGTTCTTCTCGTCCGTGAGAACATAGGCATACTTCTTGCTCAGCTCGCCAGCAACATCAGACCCCATGAAATCAAGAAGAGTCTCCCAATGCATCCTTCCGTACACGTTTACCCCATCACCCTGACAATATCTAAGGGAATATTCGACGTTGAGATTAACGCCCTGACCAAAGATGTTCCTCAAATCCTCGGTAACCATATCAGTAAAAACATCCGTCGTGTGATACGTCTCAAGATACCAGTCACGAACCTGCTGCCTCACATCGTCAGAAAGCTCGCTGAACTCATAGACGTTGGTAACAACATCGTGTGCCGGAATGATACGCTCGGGAACATGCTCGGTAATGGTGCGCATTGTTATTCCTTTCTATTGGATTGTCTTTTCTGCGCTTCTTTCCATACCCATATATTACCAGATGCAAGGCGAAACCAACGCGAGATTTTCGATGCTACAATTTCTACACATTAGTAGCATATCTCTCCATAAGACTTCCTGCCAGATACATCT